GTCTCGCGCAGCAATGCCGTTAGCAGGGTAAATAGCGTCAATGTCACCAGCAAAGAGGACACCCGTGTCACCGCTACCAATAGAAAGTCTGCCCACGTTAGTACCAATACTACCTACGGCTGTGCCGTTTTTTCGGAAGTCAACGATGGTGCCGTCAGTTGACAGTCTGTTTAAAGACATCACTGTTTGACCTGAGCGAGAGTGAACAGTGTATCCAGAGCTGAATAAATTATGTCCTGATACAGATGAAGAAGTGTTTATCGTAGTAGCAGTAGTGCCCACCAACAGGTTGCCTGAGTTATCAACAGTCATCGCAGTATTCCAGCTTATAGCTGAGCCTGCCGAACCTGATGCGGCTACTTTAAACTCTTGCTTACCATCAGAAGTATGTGCAATCTGAGCCGCAGTATTGGTGTTTATACGTTTCCAAGAGCCATCATAATATGCGTTCGTATTAAACCAAGTTGAAGTTCCACCTGATTCACCCGCAATAGAAGAACCTGTTCCTACCCGTAGAACTTTAAATATAGAAGACCACGCCTCTGGAGTTACACCAAGACCCAAGCGACCTGATGCGTCTAGCGTCATAGCCTGACTGCCACCGCTTGTGTAGAAAGAGGCAATGTTATTACTTGCCGCACCTGTAAGTAAAAAACCTGTTGTTCCTGCGTTAGCTACTGTGTGAAGGGTTGCTGCTGGTGAGGCAGAATTAATACCCACGTTGCCTGTGGGAGTCAGTATCATTTTGTTTTGACCAGACAGCGATGGGTAGCCATCTGCTTTATATGCAAAACTTAATGAGTTTTCAGTAGCCCCACCGCCATCATCATAACCTACCGCCCAGTTTCCTGCGGTTTGACCTTGACTAAATACAATTTTACTGTCACCTGCGGCATGAGCTTCAAGGGTTAGTTGAGCATCCCCTGAAGCGCCTTGGTCAATGTGAACGATGCTTTGAGGCGAACTAGTACCAATACCCACGCGACCGCTATTATCAATAGTCATGTGAGTAGACGTACCGTTTAAGCCACGGAAGATATGGTTATAGGCATCATGATAATTATAACTAGGATTAATTAGTATGCGGTTGCCGTTAACGTGCCTGAAATCTACAGCTCCAGTACCTGCGGTGCTTTGGTAAACGTCAAGTTTTACGTTAGGGCTTGTATCACCAATACCCACATTCCCTGATGTATCAATAGTAAGCCGTTCTGACCCTCTAGTGCTAAGCGTAAGCACTCCACCTAAGCCACCAGAAGTTCCTTGCGAGTTTATATCCCAATGCTGACCATTATTTGAAGATGTAAACTGAAGTTGACGATGGCCTGCTTCAGAGGAATCGTCAAAATACGCAACCTTTGAGTTTTGTGCGCCACTGACAGTAAGCCCATCCATCGTGGCTGTGCCGTTAAAAGTAGCCCCTGCATTAAAAGTAGCCGCACCTGCCGCTGACATATCAAGGGTGAGGGCTGTAATGGTTGAGCCGCCATCGTTGCCTTGGAAAATAAGGTCTTTGTCTTGAACAGCACTGGCTAAATAAAAGCTACCGCCACCACCTTGATAAGCTGTAGCGTACAAAGTACCGGCATCTTTAAATCTAAACTCACCGCCATCGGCATCAAGATTAATGTTTCCTGCAACGTCTAGTGTTAGGTCTCCAGAAGCATTGCTTATATGTCCCGTTACCTGAATACCGCCAGAGGTTGTGGCTAGTTTTAGGGCATTGTCATGATAAAGATTAACAGCCCCATCATTGTTAAACGTAGCAAAAGTTTCTGCGGCGGCGTTGTCGCCAATAAAGATTTGACCAGAAGTCTGTAGCTGTATGTTGCCTGCCCCGCTATCTTTAATGATAGAGTTAGACCCATCATGGTAAATCTGTAGGTCAGAGCCAGCACCGAAGATGGCTTTGTCATTATCTCCAAAAGACACATCTGCACTAGTAGTTAGTCCTGCAAATGTTGAAGTGCCTGCTACATTAATAGGATGAGAAAAATCAAACTCGTCATTAGTTGTGTCCCAAAGGATTGTAGCGTCTGTAGAAACATCCACGGCATCTTGAATTGTAATACCTGCTCCATTTGCAGAGCCTGTAGTATCTCCTGCACCATAATTTATAGTGATGTTTTTGTCTTCTACATCAAGTGTTGCAGTGTTTAGAGTTGTTGTAGTGCCGTTTACTGTGAGGTTCCCGCCTACAATTACATTAGAAGTAGAAGTAATACCTACAAACTGAGGGCTGTCAGTAGTAGCAACACCTTGGTTAAGAGCTTTAACGCTTGCAATGCTAGTCAACTCGCTGTCCATCAATGCACCAGCGGCTGTCACGTTAGCTGTGTCTGTTACGTCTGCGGAGGCTTCAATGCCGTCTAGCTTAGTGCCGTCTGTAGCAACATCACGGCCATCAAAAGTGCTGTTAGTTGTAATAGCGCCAGTCATAGCACCACCAGCTTTAGGCAACGCAGCGTCTGCTGTAGTGCCCTGTGCTGCCGTAGCGTAGTCCGTAGAGTCAAAAGCCTTAACCTGTGCAAGGTTAGTGACTTCAGAATCCATCAAAGCACCAGCGGCTGTTACGTTAGCAGTGTCAGTGACATCAGCGTTAGTTTCAACAGTATCTAGCTTAGTACCATCAGCAGCAACATCACGGCCATCGACTGTGCCGCCAACTGTAATGTTTCCTGTAGCGCCTACGGTTGTAAATGAACCCGCTGCGGCTGTTGTACCACCAATAATAGTACCGTCAATAGTACCGCCATCAATGTCAGGCGTATTTACATCAGGAGCAGTAAGAGTTTTGTTGGTGAGCGTTTGAGAGCCTGTAAGCGTGGATACAGTGCTATCAATTGCGAGCGTTACGCCATTGCCACTTGCAGTAGAAGTAACACCAGTACCGCCCAACACACTCAAAGCTTCTGAATCTAAATCAATTGAGATGCTTGTTGTGCCATCAGTTAGGTCTAGGTCTTGTGCAGTAACCTGTGCGTCTACGTAGGCTTTGATGCTCTGCTGAGTTGCAAGAGCTGTAGCACTATCGCCTGACATATCATCTTGATCTAAAATGTCCGTAACTGTAACTGAGCCTGTGCCTGATAGACCGTCAAATTCTATAGTTCCATCTACATCTATGTTGCCACCAATTGTAAGATTACCTGTAGCTGTAAGGCTGTCAATGTACGCGTCTTTAAAGCGTAAAGCATTTGTACCTAAATCTACATCGCTATCTGTAACTGGATATACTACGCCATCTTCAATGCGTACTTGTTCAACAGCAGTTCCACCCACTTCAACGTAAACGCTCCAGCGGTTGTTGGTGCTATCAACAACTATTTTATTATTAAAATCTTGGTCACCAATAGTATGAATGTTGCCGCCTTCGCCCGCAGAACCGTCATGTTGGTGTCCGGTAGTTGCACTAGCTGCATATGAAAAAGCAGAGACTAGTTGATTATATTCCGCATTAAAAAGTGACGCTGTAATTGTATCGCCATCGGTGAGTGTACTTTGTCTAGTGTAGCTTGTTCCTGCCATTTGGTTTATCTCCTACCTGATGGGACGTAATTTATATATAGACCGTTAATTGCGTATGGTGCATTTTGATCAGAGCTTCTAATTCTAAAACTACACACAGAGCCGCTGCCTTGAATTGCTTGTCGCAACATTGGATCGTTACTTGCGCCAAATATTGCAGTACCGAAAACAGAAGTTCCGAAAATTGCTGGAAGCGGAACAGCGTCTAATATATAATCTGCGGGTTGAGGAATTTCTGTATCTTCATAATCATACCGAACTCTAAGTGTCGGTTGTACTTCGCCTTCAGGCGCAATAGAAATTTTTGCATAATGCAAAGTCTTTCTAGTTCCTATGTCGCCAAAATCAAAATTAGGTGTTGTGTACTGTGCATCAATATCAAAAGGATTTCCAGAACTAATAAAACTGTTTCCAGTGTCATGATTGTAGATATAACCAGCTAAGTCGCCATGAAACTCTTTTTCAACGCCGTCACTATTAAATCCAGATGTAAATCCTACTGCTTGTATACCTAAAGTTTCTGACCACTCAAAACCATTAGAAGTTAGTGTGCCTATAATTCCTTTTGAAGCCTGTGGAGACGCATTATCTGAAGTATAAAATAATCTATATTGCGACTTGCTTCGAAGCACTGCGCTTGTAATTGTAAATGAATTAATAGCTAGTGCAATGTCTGAAATAATAGATTGTATTTGTCGGCTTACTGATCCTAATTCAACGTCACCAATACGCGCTGTACCTGCAACAGATCGAATACCATCAGGACTAAGGAATACTAAGTCGCCGCCAATTTCTTGAATGCTGTGTGAACTTAAACAACCTACGTTTTGTGTAACAGGTACAACAGCAATGTTATTAGAATCATTAATGTTTACAAGCTTGTGTATACTGTTTCTGCAAAATATAATTAGATCATCACGGAAACTTTTAAGTCCGATTACTTGATCGCTTAATGATATACTGCCTGCGCCAGCGCCTACAAAGTTTTCAGGCTCAAAGTTGTGGCTGTAGTATATAGTATTTTTAGCCTCTGAAGCTCCTGCTACAACAAGATGATGGTCATGTACTGCACACACTGTAGGGGCTACTGTGTTGCTTACTACAATTTCTTCTGCAAAAAATGTACGGCTTGTTAGACCACCCGTGCCTTCCATGTGGAAGTAAAAAGGCTTATTGACTCCATCACATATTACAATTTGACCGTAATCTGTATTGCCTTCAAAAATTGCAAATGAACACTGTTCTTGACTAGTTCTTGCATCCAAACTACGACCAATAAATGTAGTATAGTTATCCCCACTGCTGTGCGCGCCTGCGCGGTTTATTTGAAGCCAGCTATTTCCATCAACACTAAAAAAGATTCCATCCCCAGAACAAACAATAACTCCGTCTGCATAAACATTTAGACCTAGTATTGGGTTTGCACTATTTGGGCGTGTAGAACCAAAAGCTGTATAGCCATTTATTCGTCTGTAACCGCCATCAGGATCTACCTCAAAGTTTGTAAGCTTTGTAGCTAGTCCGGGCTGTCCAAGCATTTCAAGCTGGTTAAGGTTAGTATTTAACCCACCTTTGCACGAAACACCAAAGGGTTGCGAAGCTGCCATATTATACGAATCTCATTCTGTCGTCTTTAAAGTACGAAGGTGTAGGCTCTAAAAGATTTGAACGCATGCTGCGTAATCCTTTTTTATAATCTTCTAATGCAAATGCTGCTGCTTGTGGATTATCTTTAAACTGCCAAATGTAGTAACGAGCTTTAGCTAACAGCACAGCAGTATACATTTCTGGAAATACTACAGTATCTGTAGCGTTAACAAGTTTTTCGGGCAGGTTCCAAGCATAGAACCATATTCGATATACTTTGTCTGGGATAGGGCTAAGTCCAAACTTGCGAGAGTCTGGGCTTCGAATAACATTGGAAGGTACACCATACTGTTGAGTATCCGCATCATCTAAGTTTTCTGAGATTCTTCGAAAATCCTTCCAAGCTTCTGTAGTCATGTAACTTAAATTTCTAGCTGTGTACGGAGCAGTTTCTCCTGCAACATCCACTGTAGTTAAGTAGAAGTTATCCCAATCTACTGAACCATAATCTGTAGTAATGTCTGAACTGGCTGGCTTTAGCTCATAAAAACGTGTGCCAGCTACTGTTTCAACATATGTGTTTCCATACATGGGGTCTGTTTGACCGCTTTCATTAACAGCCAGATAAGGCCATTGCGGTTCTTCATTTGCAATATCAAAGTAAGCACGATTTAAAGAATCTTTAACGTGTTGCTGTACGCCTACCGCAGTAGAAAAAGTTCCGTTAGTCAACGTCACTTCGTTTAGCTCACGCAAGAGTTCATTTGTTAAATCTAAATAAGATGTAGACATGGTTTATTGTGCCTTTGATTTAGTTTTGTTTTCTTTTTTTCCAAAGATAGCATCATAGTTATCTTCGTATTTCTTTTTATTTTCAGCTTTATACCAGCTTCCAGTATCACCAAAAATTCTATTATTCTGATTGTTTCTTAATTTAACTCTATTTGTTGCGCTTCCAATTTGTGGCATTCTTAGTTCTCCTATTAAAAACAGAGGGGCTTTTACACCCCTCGTTTTTTGACTAAGCTTAGTCTACTTCGTAGAACGCTGATACGAGTGCATCAGGACGTAATACTTTAGCACCATATACGTGCAAACCACGGCAGATATCACCGAAGCTATCTGGGTCACGAAGGACTTCAGTGCTGGTGATTGTTTGCGCAGTAGCTGTAGAGCTAATGTGTCCACAAATAACTTGACCAGCAGCTGTAGTAGCAGCAGGCACATTGTTAGACTTGTACATGTCAAAGCCGCGCAGCTTGCCTGAAGAAACCAGACCGTTGCGGATAGAGCCTTGACCAGCATTGAAGTCTACAGACATCAACTTAGAGCTAGACTGAGATAGCTGCTCGTAGAAAGCAGGAGGAGCCAAGAACCAGCGACCTTCTTCTGGGATGTTCTGCTCGTCAAGAAGACGGGCCATGTGAGCCATCAGATCAAGAGGATCGTTAGCGCCAGTAATATCAACAGCGCCAGAGCCGTCAAATACGCCAGCACCAAGGTTAGTTCCGCTATCAGCACCCAAAATGTGGTTAGGGGTGGCAGCTGAAACACCAGCAAACATCTTAGCAATTACACCAGCATCAAAAGCATCACGCAGAGCGTAAGCAGCAGATGAAGATGCAACTTCTTTAAAGTTTACGTGAGACATAGAAGTTTCAATGTCGTCAACTTTGAATTTAAATGCGTTAGCCACATCTACAATCAAAGAAGTTTCAACGTCAGTCAGTTTAGTCTGAGTTACGTCTGCACCACGCTCATACTGATAAACAGTAATTTCTGGCTCTTTGATGATCTTTACAGAATCACCGAAAGCTGCGATTTCACCAGCATAATCAGTATTGGTAATTGCTTCGGCTACAGAAGCTTTTCGGAAGAAGTTAAGAACCTTCTTAGAAAAGACTGAAGGAAGGAAAAACTGGTTAGTTTGACCTGTGCCATCACTAGCGAAGTTACCATTGGTGGTGGTGCTTTGTTCAAATGTTGCGTCACTTACGTTATAAGCCATGTTGTGTTACTCCTAAAAAAGACAATTTTATTATGCTACTACTCTGCCTTCTATTATGGCCTGATCAATTTCTTGTTCAAATTTATCATACTGAGCCATAGACAAAGCAGCAATTTCCCGTTGTGTCCAAATCTTTGGTTCCTTAGCATCAATCTGAGTAGTCCGTGTGGATACCATATCTGCTGCGGAAGACTTGGGAGCTTGTGATTTCTTTGTCTTTTGTTTAGAACTAGTTCCAATACCGTTTTCCATTTTATAAAGGTCGATAGCTTTAACTGCTAAAGAAACATTGTCTGGGTTGTTGTAGATCCAATCCTGAATTTGCTCAGGTTGTTCTTTAGCCCAGTTATGAAAATTGTCATCACCACGAATATCTTCAAAGTCCGGGTGTCTTGACTTGAGAGTTTCTTCTGCTTCTCTTCGCTGAATAGCTGCTTCTCGTTCTTCGATAACAGTCATCTTGCTTCGGATAGCTTGAAGTTGTTGTTCACTTTGTAAGTGTGCAACTGTCTCAACAGTTTCATATAAATCAGGATATTGTTCGCGGAAGCTTTCAAGATCTTCAGTTGACTTAGGCGGTGCATACGCTTCTTGCGTTTCTGTTGCTGCCGCTGTAAGTTCTAATTCTCGTTGTTTAAACTCTGCGATTCGCTGATCATAGTGCTTCTTTAAATCATCGTATCTTTTTTTATAATTTGTTCTTCCTTTGGAAGCAGTCTCTTCTTTTTCAGGGGCCGCTTCTTCGCGGGTAGCCTGTTGAGGTTTGTCTTCAAAGAAAAGCCCATCCGCTTTGCCTCTACTTGGAGCATCTGGCGTATGCCACTCCTTTCGAGAGTTATACGGGTTAGCAGTCGGTTCTTCAATTTGTTCGTTTACATTGGACATATCTATCACACTCCTTTTGGGGCTTGTCAGTCTTTCAAGGTGGCTATATTGTTCGCGTTTACAATATAGGGTCTTGATACTTCAAGGTGGCCTCTAGGTAAAAAAAATAATAAGGGGTCTTATAAAAAGAGTAGCCTTATCGTTACTTAACACTTGGCATACGATTAGAAGAAATCATTTGTTTTTTAATTTCTTCGTCTTCTCTGGTTTCTCCATACATCCCATCTCTATCATCATCAGTAGGATTATCGTCTACCATGCCGCCAAATGCTTTTTTTATGTAGCCTCCATCATATGCACGTTCAGCATCGTCCATCATAGTTTGAAGCTGATCCGCACCTAATTGATCGGTGGCCTTTTTGGTGAAAACAAATTCACCGTCCGATAACCTTGCGGGTATCGAATCTGATGTGCCGTCTCCGGGGCCTTCTACAGCGCCTTCGCCAGCAAATTCTCCTGCAACATCCATAACTTTATCAAAGATGCTACTTAGACGTTCATCGCCTTCTAGAACGTCCATTAAATATTCTTGGTCTTCCATGTCTAAAGATTGCTCTAAAACATATTCGGTGTAGTCTTCTTCCATCTCATCATCTGGAAGCTGTGAAGCTTCTACAGCTGCTTGTTCATCTTCTGGGATGTTATCGTAAGTATCTACTGGCATCGACATTTCGGGTGGAACAAGCATAGACCCCCCTTCAGCATAATTAACTTTTATTTTACCGCCCATATTTTTACGTTCTTTCATTCTTTTAAGAACGCTTGCATCTAACTTTTCTAAAGTTTTTTTATTCTTAAAGTCTGCATTATAAAACTCTTCAGGGAGTTCTTGATCAGTTACTTTTTCCCAGCTTTTTGCTAGCTGTAATTTTAAATCCATTAATTCTTCAGAGCTTTTAGCTTTACTTAACTGGCTCAAAGATCTGTCTAAAGCTTCTTCTGAGTCTAGTTGATTGCTATCTACCATGCGCCAATCATTAGCAATATGATCACTAGCAGAAATTGAAGATTGTTTTTTTGTTGACCCGCCTTTCATTTTTGCAGCTCTTGGGCCTAAAGATTCTAATTTGTCTAAAGCAGTTTGATAAAGGTCTGCGTCTTCTGTACTTACTGCGGCTTTAAATTCTTTTAAACCTTTTGCATCAAGCTGTCCTAAATAAGAAGAAACTTCTTCTGCGCCTGTAAACAGACTTAAATTCTCAGCAGCTTCTTTAGGCTTCATGCTTGTCATCATTTCTGACTGAGACTCTATCATTTCCATGCCGTAGTCGTCGCCCATTACATCTGCACGTTGTTTAGCTGGGAGAGCTTCCATAAGATCAAAATATTCATCATCTTCTAAAGTATCTAAATACTGAGGATTATCAGCAATTTTTTCATTTAAAGCTTCAAGTACACGCTCGCTGTCTATTTTTTCTTTTTTAGCTTTAGATACTTTTTTACCTGCTTCTTTAGCAGAAGCTTCGTCTAATTTTCCTAGAAGACTTAAAACTTTAGTTATCTTACTCATTATTATATTTCCTCAGCCCTTTGTTTGGCTTCTCGTATTTGATCTTTTAGTTGCAGTAAATTACCCAGAGAACTCACTTTCCCCTGCTTGCGGAACATTTCCAGTTCCGATGTTGCCACCGCCAGTGCCTGTAACTCCAAGGTCTTGAGGTTGCCCAGATGCTCCTTGAACGCCTCCCACAGATCCGGGTTGGTCACTAGGGGGGACAGCCTCGCTGCCATTTCCTTGTCCAGCATTTTGCGCTCCTATAATTTGTGCCATGATTGCGGCTTCTTCAGGATCATTAAGAATCTCATCAGGATCAAGATCAAGGCTATAAGCCAGCTCACTAACAATCTTAGAGATTTTAACAAACGGCGCAATCGCAGGGTTTTGTGCAGTTTGAAGAAACATAGTTAGTCGTTGGCTTCGAACTTCTTTTTGCATTAGGCTGTTTGTGCCCATAGCTTGAATTTCTAAATCACCTTCGATGTCTAACTCGCCTTCAAAGAACTGCATGTTCCACTGGTAATAAGACTTACCAAGAGGCTTGAGTAAAAAATCGTCTATGTTTTTAACAACTGTTTTAATGTTTAAAGATGCAGCACCCAACAGCATAGACATTCCTGATGCAGTACGTGTCATGCTTTGTACGCCTGTTTGTCCGTGCGAGTAGCTTGGAATGCCTGTCTGCTCATCGGCAAGCTGACGAAACTTGTCAAACATCATCATGTTTTCTTGTGATGTGTTAGGAAACTTTAAGCCATGAATAGCTTGACCTTGCATTCCTGCTTGCCTTCTAAACACCTTGCCGGGGTATATTTCCATTGACTGTCCGCCAACTAAAGCAGACTCGTCTACGTCAAACACTAATGAGCCTGACAACGCTAGGTTGTCGATTGCCATACGTGCGTGACCGTTCATTATTTGTTGCGAATCGTCCATATTCTCAGCAACACCAATACCAAAGAAAGAATAAGGATTACGCTCGTAAGGAAAGGCATTGTAGGGGAGTCGGTACGGAGTAAATGGATTAACAACCCCACGTAACAGCTTACCATTACTAATCCAAGCATTAACTTGTACTTCATCTAAATCGTCTACCTCGTTTGGAAGATCCATTCCAGCTTCTCTAGCATACTGTGCATCCATAACGCCCCAGTATTCTAAAACTTCAAATAGGCCGTCTCCATACTCTTCGGTAGTTTGATCGTCTTTTAATTCAGTTTCATAGTCTTTTTCAATATAATTTGAACCCATCTGCAAACATTCACGGATTTGATCTTTATTGAAATGAGGAAGTTTTGCTAAACCTCTAAGCTGAGAGCGGTTCATTTTATGGCGGTGGAATGTGTATTCGCAGTCATCCATTGTAGTTGCATTAGGATCTGGAAAGAAGTCCCAGATGCTTACAAACTCAATACGCGGAACACGAACAAACAAAGGATTATAGGTTCTTTCTCCTGTAGCTTCATCTTTTTCCCAGCGGCTTAAAGTTTTGTTATGGTTGAATGGGCCTTTAACAACTCCAGTTCCAAACAACGCAGACTCAAATAAAGCATTACGAAGCTCTGAAGAACCGTTAGACTCTTCTATCTGGTCGTGTATTAGTTTTTCCATTAGCCGTGCTGCGCTTTTTGCGGGTGCAATTTCTAACGCTTGTGGGTTAGGACTAGGGCCGTCAACAAAAGATAAATCTGCTTCTTCTATTGCATTTTCAAAAGCTGATTCGCCAGATGAAAAAGTTGCGCCGGGCTTTAATACTTTTCCGTCACCTTCATAACCAACATCAAAAGGATTAACTTTTTCTTCGGCGGTTTCTACAGGAGCAGAAGTTTCAATTCCCGGAGCAGTGTCTAAATGCTTATAGCTTGAAACGCCTTCAGGAATTTTAGTTTCTTTAACGCCGATTGGAAACTGACCAGTGCCGAATATAACATCGACCAGCTGACCAAATGCTGCAATCACTTTTGTTTTAGTTACTTTAATAAATACTTTAGATTTTTCTGATTCTCTAAACTTAACGTGTTTTGGATATAGACCACGGAAGTTGTGGTACGCTTGAAGCCAACGAGCTTCGTCATGCTCTCTAGCTCTTTCAGCTTGCTCAAAACGATCTTCAACTAAACCAACAAAACGAAGACGAACATCTTCTTCTAGCGTTAAATCGAGACCACTTTCCCCCTCAACAGGAGTGAAGTAAAGCTCGTTTGCGTTTCCGAATAAACCGTTTTCTTCGTTCATATATCTTAATATCCAAAGGTGGAATCAACAGGAGTAAATGTGCTTTCCCGATGAAACTGTCTCATCTGACTCAACGTATCGTTTATACGAGGTCTAGACATAATCAGATAACGTAGTGCATCGTATGCGTGATCGGGTGCATGTGTATCTACGTCTTCTGGGTTCTTTTTATCCAGAGGAATACTTTGCAGTTCGCGTATCAGGTTCGGGCATGTATTAAATATCTGTATTCGTGGCCTACCGCTTTGCATTACTTTCAAGTATTCATGGATTTGTATTTTGCCTTGTATTCGGTTCTTATCAGCTCTTCTTAGCTTATGACCAGCTCTGATGAGGGTCTCTCCGATTGTCGGGCCTGTAGTTCCGGTGCGACTCCAGCAAGCTGTGTCAAGCACTCCGGGAACTGAAAAGGGGTCTGCTAGTTCCATGTTTGTAATTAAATCTGCTAGGTCAGTACCCAATAAACCTTTTTTGTACAATTCACGATATATAATTAGTGTGCCGTCACTTGGGTCTACTGCACCCCAAATACAAGCAGACTCAGATGCATACCCGTAGTCAATCCCTTTTATGCGTTCCCAGTGTACTGGAATCTCAAAAGGTGTAATTACATGTAGCTGCGGAACAAACTCAGTGAAGGCTGCGCCCTCTGAAACATCCCAATTGCCATCTAACAGTTGTTGTCGCTGTGTAGGCGGCAAAGCCTTTAGCATCTGTTCGTAACGTCCGTCTGTAGCTAGGAAGGGGTTGTCCTGTAACCTAGCAGGTATAAACTTCCGTGTTAGCCCGTCTGCACCTATAAAAGATTCGTAGGACGGTGCGGGGTCTATGTATCGTTTTTTTACCCACGTTGCTCCAGCACCGCCGGGGTTAGCTGTACAACGCATGTACGTTTGAATCTCTGAATCAGTTGTACGCAATCGAGATGCTAAGTAGTTCCAAGCAAACTCTGTCGGAAGGTGAGTAATCTCATCAAACCCTATCCAGCTATATGCTTGACCCTGATAACGATAAACATCTGCGTCTCGTTCCAAGAATCCAAACTCAATCTTTGCTCCGCTTGGGAAGTTCCAGAGTTTTTCTACTTCTTTGTACTTACAGCCCGGAAAGGCTTTTGGGTACAACTCACGGCTCTTATCAATCAGTTCGCGCAATTCAGGCATAGAGCGCCTAATAATCAAACCTCTATGTGCAGCTCTGTGTGCAAAACGCAACGGATCTACAAGCATAGCGTAGGACTTACCACCCCCTGCTGCTCCACCATACAGGACATCTGTTTCTCCTGCGGCAAGGAAGTCTTCCTGTGGGCCTTCGTTGGCCTTGAAGATAACATCCTCTTGAGCTTCAGTTGCTAAGGGCTTTGGAAGATCTTGTAAATCTTCTTCGCTTATAACTTTACTTGCTTTATCATTAGCAAGCTGTATCAAAGTCTTTTTAGTTTTACTTATTGACTTCTTGTAGTTATCGACCTTAGCTTGGGCTGCCTTTAATTTCTTTTGTTTTTCTTTGACTGCTTTCTTTGCAGCCATTTTTGCCTTAGTCTCAGAATGGTAATTATAACCACGGCTTTTAGATCCTTTAGCTCTACCTGACTTCTTACGCGGTGTCCCGTCAACTTTGAGTATAAACTCTCCGTTGTCGTCTTTTGCGTAGTTATCGGGATTTAGTTCCCAATCATTCATGTGCGCTTATCTACTATTTTCTTTAGACCCATGTGCGAAAGCTTGCGTCCTGTTTCAAACTCTAACCACAAACTGCCTTCTCGTAAACTTAATGTTTTATCTTTGATCATGGGTATGACCTTATCTAAAGCGTTTAGTTCATTGTCTATAGGCATAAGAAGCTCTGTGTTCTTCTCATCTAATGCATAGCCAAACGGTATAGTGCTACTAGACCTCCGTATAGTCTGCATCTATAACTACCTCTTTTTTCGCCGGTATGACGAATAAACCACCATTTGTGTTTACTGTCACATCAAGCCTATCTGTCTTGCCTAAGCCTACACGGTCTAGAATGGTCTGTGCGGCCTGTATACGCATGTTAGCTTGCGGGATAGGTACTTCACTGTCCATGACCTGTACGAGCTTTAGAGCAGCTTTAGGGGCGCTCTGCGCTAGTATATTAGTAGCTAGGTCTAAGATCTCTGTTTTTAAACTCTTAACAACACTATTAATGCTTGTAGGTGCATAGCCTGCCATTTCTCCTGCTAGTCTTGTGTCCCCATTGCAGGCTACAAGGCTATCAAGAAATGATTGTTGCTTAGTTGTGAGTTCTTTATTGTTTGACATGTATTACATTATACAGGTAAAATGGGGTTTTGTCAAGTGTTTTATAACTTATTTGCATAAGAATCTTATTTATGATATATAAATACGCATAAAAGGGGTGCATATATCACTTATGGTATATCAATACAGGTGCACATAACTAAAAAGTATATAGAAGTACTTGACAAAATTGAATTTCAGGTGTATAATGGATATTAAGCCCTCCGGGGTTATATAGACATATCAGCCATACATTCCTTATTCATCTCCCCCCGCCTTCTAGGTTTAGATTTGTGTGTATATACGCACTCTAACACCGCATATATGCATAAATATAAACCGATGTATACACTTATATGTACATATTTATGTACTTTGTGTACATTTATATGCACATACCTCCCACCTTTAAAGTCTTTAAAGCTGCCGCCCTAACTGGTTGACACTCCAAAGTCTTCCAAAATGTATAAGATTGTGTATATATAGGGGGGAGGGGGTATGGTCACCTGCCCGCCCTTCAAAGACTCCTGAGTCTTTTAAGATTCTATCCTGCACATAAGACTTTCAAAGTCTTCAAAGACTCCAAAGCTTCAGGTCTAGTTTACTAACTAGGGAGACTTGTAAGACTTTTAAGATTCTTTAGAATCTCTCCAAAGACTTCCAAGGATTTCAGAGACTTACAAGCTTTTATAATCTACCGATTATACCTCTCCAGAGTTTTCTAGATTTTGGAGTTAACAGCCTCCCGAAGGGAGAGTTGGCGATTTCAGGTCGATCTTCTTCAAAGACTTTTAAAGTCTTCAATGCCCGCACAACAGCTATGCTGTCAGTCAAAATTTTAGTATCTCCATAACCTATAAAAGGTTATGGTGATACTAATAAAGTCTCTTAATTAAATAACTTAAAAAGAAGTCATTTATGACTTTTTAAGTTATTTAATTAAGAGACTAAAGGGTCAAACTGCTGGTCGATCCAGCTTCCAAAAATTAAAATTTTATAAGGTGATATGATATGAAAAACGTAGTTTTTGCTCAAATCGACAACAACCGAATTGCTTCTGCCAAACAAGTCTATGGCGTAGCTTGCCACTTTGCAAATATCTATGCCAAGTCTCCTTCGGAGAGATATGGTTTGACCAAAGTGTTCAACGCTGTCCTGAATAAATTCTATGGCGATCAGGATGCTCATATGACTCACGGTGAAGTCACAGACTTCTTTGACCATCAGGTTGTCCCAAAGCAGTTCATCGAACTGATCAAGAAGCCAAAGGCTTCAAAGAAAGCTAAGGCTCAGACAGTTCAGCAAGCTGAGAAGTCTTTAGATTCTAAGAAGCCAAAGGCTGCTGCCAAGAAAGTTACCCCGATCAATAGCGTAGCTAAAAAGATGGATAGCAGAGTTACTGCGCTGGAGACTAAAGTCTCTGAGGTTGACAGCAAGCTAGACGCTATCCTAGAAATCCTGAGCAAATAAATAGAATTATCAACGGCCAAGGATGGCTTAATAGAATTTATAAGGGGACGTTATGAATAATTATTGGTGGGAAATATTATTTCCTAATGTTAGTTTTAGGGATAAAATTTGTGTTGTTTATGCTGATGGTACTGAAGAAGTCTATAAACATCTGTATATGAATAGTTTTGTTTTAAAAGAAATTAAGTGGGAAACTGTAACCGACTGTTTTGAGGTATAGAGCTATGGAAAATTTATTTGAGTTTCTACTAGAAGTAGGTTTGTTAATCTCGGCAATTGGTTTTACATATATCGGAATATTATTTTATGTTGTACTTACTGGAGGTGCATAATGTTTATATCTAAAAATGGTTGGATTTTGGTACACAATGAAACTGGTGATCGGGTAGTTCAAAAAGAACTGATTAAATCTTTTAGAGATGAATCATATGTTCTTGAAGGCGGCAATCCTCCGCATAAATCTTCTAGCCAAGGCAAAGTTTGGGTCTCTTCAGTGGGCGATAAAAACTTTAACAGAGAGCTATACCCGTCTGTATTTGGTTTGAAATGGGTTGAGCAAGCTTAATATAGTAAATTTATAAAGCCTATTACGTTAGTAGTAGGCTTCAATAAATTAACTAGTAATAGGAGACACCGTTGTGATTGAGCTGAAAACAATACTTAGCATTTTAAATAGTAACTTTCCAGAGCTAGATGCAGTGGATGCTGTAGAGTTTGATAGTGATTATGAGCCTGAAAACGGTATATGGTTTAAAGGATCAGAATGTGGCACTGCTCCAGATGGTTTACCATTGTTTGATTATCATATGAGTTTTGGAATCCACGAAGCTACTGATGGAGTGCATCCAAAGTTATACAATATGCTACATAAACATGGATTTTATCCTGAGCCTTATGATCCCGGAACACTGATGGCAGGCCGTCTATAAAGTTATATCACCCCCTTGGCCCTCTTCGGAGGGCATTTTTTTGAATAGGAAATAACTATGCTTTTATCTGAAGTAACAATAGAAAATATTAAAGAGTTTAAAGACTTGTACACTTGGATATGTTCTTTGCCCATTGATGGTGCAGATAGAAGGACACTAATGGATTTAATAGATATTACTTGTGAGATAAATGAAAAACATTTAATGCAAAAATACGGTTTAAATGAGGATATTAATTATGTATAAAATTCATGCAACAGCAGTTCAAAAATATGCACAAGAATCAGCAGATAATATGTCTGATGTAGCTCTGATGACAGTGTTGAGTATTCGCCAACCTTGGTTGAATATAGGCTTTCAGTTGAAAGATGTTAGAGATAATAGATCTGAGGCTAAGTCACTCTGGGGCGGCAAGAAAAAAACCTACCAGTATTTACAATCTAACAAGCACCTGATGTATTCACAAGTCATGGCAGTTATCAATAGTTCTAAAACTGATGCCAGTAAATCTATGAGCCTGATGAGAATATTTCTTAGAGTTGATGGGCTTGGAGTTGCTAAAGCAGGGTTTATGTGTCAACTGACAGCAGGCTTAGTTGGATGTATGGATAGTCATAACATTAAAATGTATGGCTTAGATGCAAAAGATTTTGCTCTCGCTAAAAATCCTAAGACAGTTAAGGGCATTGAGTCCAATAATAAAAAGATTAGAAACTATATCCAAGTATGTCATGAATACGGTACTGAAAATTTATGGGATAGTTGGTGTAGTTTCTTGGCTACAAAGTCTCCAAAGTGGCGAGATGCTAGTCATGTAAGTGAAGTCCACTACACTTATCTGACAGGTGAATAGTCTTGGCTAAATGTAGCTGCGGTAAAAGAGCTGATGTAATAGAGAAAGGTTTATATGTTTGTGCTGCTTGCTGGATACGGTTATTCAGTAAGTCATTTAAAATTAATTATAAGGATTATGATATGGCAAGAACTATATTTACTACTAACTTTAATATTAACGATATACTTTGAGGATAAACCTATGAAAACTGCAAAACCTTTAAACATAAAAGTAATTACTACTCGTCCAGCACCAAAAAGAATGACGCAACCAGCTTCAGATTGGAGAAATGTTCTAGCACCGATGAAGCGTGGACACTGGTTTGAGGTAGAGTGTAAGACAGGCGATAACATATATAGCAGGGTTACTGCTGCTGCAAATGCTTATTGCAAAGGCCGCTATACTTTTTACAAGGCCGAAGAAAACCGATACATATTTGAAATTATTAAGGGGTAAATTAAAATGAAAACTTTAATTGAAGCAGTAGAAACGTGGATTGATGGTCGCATTAAAGCTAAAGTAAATGAGCTTGACGTTAGAGCTTGTAGAGATACCAATAGAATTGCAACACTAGAGCGGAAAATACTGGCTCTAGAAAATGCTACAGGTGTTGAAGATATGGTGACCCTGACTGAGCGTCTAGACATTATTGAGTCTTCAGCTGAAGATGCGCTGGCTAGTGCTGAAGAGGCTCAAAGCATAGCTGAGAGTGTAGATTGCAGAGTTGATGACCACGAATATCGCATTGATCAGCTAGAGTCAGATAGTGTAGCTGAAGTAGATACTGATGCGATTGAGCGGTCAGTGCGTGACAATGTAGAAGAGTTCATTGTTGATGCAGTGCGAACAGAAATAGATGCAATAGACTTTAGAGTAACGGTGGAGAGATAATATGATGGAACTATTCGGAGCAGTACTAATTGTTGTAGCGTTCCTGCTGGTTTGGGAATCAGAGAAAATGATTCAAGAAAAAAAGGAGCGCAAATAATGTGGGCAATTGATTGGGATGAGATGGGTTGTACGCAGTACGCTGCAACCCTTGAAGATGCACATAAAATTGGTCAGCGTGGCGGGCCATTCTATATTATAACTTATTTAGGAGAGCGGAAATGTCCTCAAGAAGCCATGCAAGAAGACTAGTGTTTAAAGGAACACACCCAAAACTACAAACAGGAATGGAGTATACAATCTTTGAATATTCAGAAGCCTCTGGCAGAGACTATAAAAGACTGCATCACAAGCTATCTAGACACGAGTATGTAAGCGATAAGATGTTAGAAGAATATATACCCCGACCCCTTCCTTCTAGGCTTGAAACAAGCTCTCAGGTATGTTCTCAAGCATGGTTATCTAGACCTTTAAGGAGCTAATATGGAGCGAATAAAACTAAAAGGTGGCGATGAGCAGGATGTTCTGACCCGCTGGAGAAAATTTATAAGTCTTAAAAGCCAAGAAGCTAAAAAGATTAAGCGTGGCTACAACAAACGCTTCCGAAAAGAAGGAGTCAAACAAATTAAATCAGAGGTGCAAGAAAATGGTAGATAAATTAGTAATGCAAAGAGATATTGAAAAGCCTATACAAGTTTATAAAGTTTTAATGTCTCAAGTTCGTGGATATTACATAGATGTTGCAGCGACTAACGCTGAAGAAGCTATGGAGTATGCAGAATTAAATAAAAATAAGAACACCTATAAAGAATATGAAAACCAAGTGGTTGAAACAATGCCTGTGGAGGTTATTGAAGCAGAGGTAGAAATAAATGAATAAAGAAAAACACAACTGTAGTTTATGTTTAAACGACTATGAAGATCATGAAAGCAGTGATCAACTATGTAAAAGATGCTTTAAAGATGTATTAAACTTTAAAGATCTTGAAGATACTTATGTATATCCATTAAAAGAAAGTGCATAAAGTGCATAAACCCTTTAAAGGTATTTTAAAGGTATTTAAAAAACTGTCAAGTACTTTTTAACACTTTACAAAACTATTTAAATTTAATATAATCTTAACTCAATTATTGGAGATTCCAAATGAACAACATTACACCTATGTTTGCAAACAACACAGCGTTAACTACAATCCGCAATGGCGGTTACGGTTCAGCAGATTTTGATATAGCTGTTGCACCCCTTACATACAACATGCCTTACCCCGATGATAACATTGACTACCCTAGTTCTAAGTCTGTTATCTACCGCAAAGATACAGGGCAAGAGCTGGGAGTACACGGACATGGTTACAAACCTGTTGCACCTAAGCACATGATAGATGTTACTCGTAATATTATTGAGCGTTCTGATTTAGCAATCAACGGTATACAAGAAACTATTCGAACATCTCACGATGGATCAAGAACTTTTGTGCAGTACAAGCTTCCTGAGCATACGTATAGAACTGCTGATGGAGATACAGCTGCTCTGAGTCTGTTGTCCATATCATCCTTCGATGGTACTTGGCCGTTCATGATCAGTGCAGCAGCTATTCAGCAGGCGTGTACAAATCTACAAGTCTTTGTTAGCGGTGAGGTTGCTGTGTTTAAAGCAAAGCACACAAGGTCTTTGGACATTGAGCAGGGTGGTCGAGTTATCACTAAGTCTTTACAGCTCTTTCACAAAGAGCGTGAACTGTGGAAGGCTTGGCAAGGCACTCAGGTCAGAGACATGGAGGCTTTCTACTTCTTTGCGGATGCCTTGGACGTTAAGCTAAATTCTAAAAGCTTTTCGCATAGTTATAGCCCTGCTGATCTGCTACACAAACTACCAAGACGAAATGAAAATCTAAATTATATCTGGCGAGTGTATGATACTGTTTACAGAAATCGTTTAGGTGCTAACTGGTGGGCTGTGTATAATGCCATGACCGACTGGTCAACACACTTTGGCGCGGTTCGACAATCCAGTGAGCGTAACATAGCTTCAATCCAGAATGAGCGACAGCAAGTAATCCGAAAGGCTATCAAGTCTGAGCCTGTACTTAGGTTAGCGGCATGAAACTGACCAATGCCCCATTCAATTTACAATCCAAGGCGCATCTCAAGGTGCGCTACATCTTTGAAAAAGGAGACAGCAATTTAGAAAAATCAGTGTTAGACTTAGTATGCGGAGAAGATACAAGATGGACTCCGAAAGAATGGGGAGTAGTTATAAAACATATAACAAGCTCTGACTTAACTATTGGCGAGTATATAAAGCCATATGTGGAGAAAAAATAATGACAATCAATTTTGGAAAGTATAACTTCAGTGTAAATGTACGAAACGGTGTAGGTTTAGACTTAGAGTTTACTGATACTCGTGCAGTGTGGGTGTGTGGTGATGACATAGATGGTTTTGAAGCCGCACAGTTTGAAGGCATAGTATTGTGTGTGCCTTTCTTTGTGTTTACATTCGGACAAGTATATATGGAGGAGTGACATGGGCGAACAAACTCATGGCGGTAAAGGTGATCGAGCTAGAAAAGTAGATCACGATAAGTTTAGTAAAAATTTTGATGCAATATTTAAACAAACATTTAAAGAGGAGATTAAAAATGTTAAGCAATCTACTAAAGTCAAGGAGAGTAAAAAGACTACTTGATTTTTCAAGGATACCTAACAGGTTCATAAAGTGGAGCAATGTTGTAGTGATATTCGCAGTGCTGTTCACATTGTTATTTATGTTTTTGGAGTTAGCATAATGTTTGAACAAACAATATCTGGCAGTCCTAGTCTTGAAGCTATGGCTACAGCTAAAGCAGCTTTGGATGTGGTGGACGGGAAGGTTCCTTTAAGTACAGCCTGCTCCATGTACAATGTCAGGGAGCAAACTGTAATACAATACATTATCGACAAGACTGAATATGAGGCTATGATGGAGTTAATGGCTGTTAAATCAGACACCGTTAAAACAAAAGTTAAAGGAGGAGAGATATGGAGCAAGAAATAAATGAAGAAAATCGTGGCATAGAGATTTCAATACAGCGAATAATTTCTTGGCACTTAGCTCGTAACCTTATACATGGGTCGGATGATAAACAACAAGTGTTAAAACTTATGCAGGAAGTTGGGGAGTTATCAGACAGCATCTGCAAAAATACGACACCTGTTGATGACATCGGAGACATCATAGTTATATTAATTAACATAGCTGTACGAAACAACCTGCCTTTGAAGCACTGTATTGATCATGCTTATGAAGATATTAAAGATCGTACAGGAATAATGAAGGACGGAATCTTTATCAAGGATTCAGATATTGACGGCAACAAATAAACGTGGTATATTCCACAAACATTTTACAACCACAAAGAGGAAAGCAACATGGCAATACTACAAGGCGCAGCATATTGGGCTTCAGTCACTACACCTAACACAACTTATGAGCCAGTGTATTCGGTTAATCTAGTTGTAGATGAGGCGACTGCTGAAGATTTTCAATCACGAGGCTTCACTATTAAACAGATGGATGAAGGCCCAGCAGTTGTAATCAAGCGTAAAGTTAACGGCCCGAACGGCATGGTACGTCCAGCACCCCGCTTGGTAGATGCGTACAAGAACCCGCTAGATGCTCGTGTAGGTAACGGCTCAAGCGTTAAGGTTCAGTACAAGGAGTGGGAATCAGAATGGAAAGGCAAGATATTTAAGGGCTTAGACTTCCAAGCTATGCAGGTTATTGACTTAGTAGAAGTTGGTTCACCTGATGGCTCAGAGTTTGATGCATTAGATAGCGGAATGGAGGATGAACTGTAATGGCACTAGTAACAATCGACAACGTAAACTATGAATCAGACCTACTCTCAGATGAGGGTAGGGTAATTCTTTCACACTTGGTAGAAGCAAACGCCAAGCTACAAGAAGCTTCAATGACCGCAGGCTTAATGCAAGCAGCCACTGTAGCACTGATTAATGATCTTAAAGAAAACCACCTTACGGAAGAGGCTATCGCAACAGAGGAAGTTGCACAAACTGAGGAGTAAGGCAAATGCCTTTCGTTAAAATGCACCAGCCGTGCTTTGAGTGCGGCTCTAGCGATGCAGCAGGTATCAATGATGATGGGTCTGCATTCTGCTTTAGTTGTAATAAGTATTTTAAAAACTACAGTACATCGGAAGTACACCAACCGGACATTGAGCCGGACACTATAAC